GGTGGAAAGAAGCAGTTTGTTTCAAACACAAAGGCAGCACGAGTAACTAAAAAATATACTAAGTAATGGCAACAATACCAGATGGAACAAAATTTCATGGAGTAGCACCCTCTGTAGATACTCAGAACAAAGGCTCTGCACAGGCTAATGCAATGAGAGATGCTTATACTCTTGAAGAGTTAGGTGAATCTATAAATATTTTTATTCAAGATAATTCAGTTACACGTCTAGTTCCTGAGTTTATCACTGCGACACCTGGAGGAAGTTCTGTATTATCAACATCTAAAAATATTGTAGACATTAATTGGGTTGGTGGATCAGGAACTTATACTTTAACGTTGCCTTCAGCAACTGAGATACCTTATAGGTTTTTAAGGATAGTAAATGACTCCACTGTTACTGCAAATGATAAGGTTGATATAGCTGCACCTATTGGTGAAACTATTGATGGGGGTGCAACATATGAAATAAACAAATCATATAACGGAGTTGCAGTATGGTCTGATGGTAGTAATTGGATAGTAATTCAAGCAAAATCAACATAATGGCAGACAAAAGTAAAATGGCTTGTAACAAGCCAAGACGTTCAGATAGAGCAGGAAAAAAGAAAATGGTTAAAGCTTGTGCAGGTGGCAAAGAAAAACTTATTCATTTTGGTGCAAAAGGTTACGGACACAACTACAGTGCAGCAGCTAGAAAAAGTTTTAAAGCTAGACATAAGTGTGGAACTGCAAAAAGTAAATTAACTGCAAGATATTGGGCATGTAAAAACTTATGGTCAGGTAAAGGTGGAAGCACAAAATCTAGTCCAAAAAATAGGCAAGGAAAATATTAGTATATTTGTATCATGGGAAAATTTAAACAACTAGTTAAGAAGCTAATGTCGGAAGGTAAGTCTGAAACGGCTGCTAAAAAAATAGCCTATACTGCTGGCGTAAACAAGTATGGTAAAAAAGGAATGGCTAGAAAAGCAGCAGCAGGTATGAAGAGAGCTAGAAGAAATAAGTAATTAATTAAATAAATAAATATATCATGAAACAAGGTTACAACGCTAGACTAGATGAATCTCTAGGAGCAAAAAACGGAAAAAAGTCTCAGTCATTAAAAGATCGTAGAGACGAAAGTAAAGCAATGTCTAAAAAAGACTATGGTCATGCATACGGAGGAGATCATTCTATGAAGTATGAAAAACATTACCCAAAAAGTGTAAAAGGACATTTAAGTAAATTAATAAGAAAATAAGTATGTTGAACGAAAAATCTAAAGGATTAGGAGATACCATTGAAAAAATTACCACTGCTACTGGTATTAAAAAAGTAGTAGACAAAGTTGCTAAAGCAACAGGTAAACCATGTGGATGTTCTGAAAGAAGAGATTCGTTAAACAGAAAGTTTCCATATAGTAAATAGTTAAACTTTAAAAATAAAAATAAAAATGATACCAAACGGAACAAAATTTCATGGGGTTGCATCCTTTGTACCAACAGAGAATTTAGGATCAGCTTCAGCAAACGCAATGAGAGATGCTTATACATTTCCTGAAGATTTCAGTGAACTTGTAACAATATCTTATAACGGAAAAATTATTAACCTCGGAGCAGGTAATAACAATCCATTTAACGGAGACACAGTAGAGTGGGGAGGAATCCAATCACCAACTAGTCAAGCTTCTGCAATTATATTTCCATATGCAGTAAAAATTCAGTCTGTATATTTTAAAGCTGCTGCACCAATGACTGGAGCAAGTGCAGATTTTAATTATGTATTTAATCTTTACACTAGTTCAGATTTAGCAGCAGACCCTAACACACCAGGAACATGGACTCAATTAGGAGCTTTAGTTACTGAGTTAACTAATTCAGATAACAATACTGCACCAGGATTTGTGGAAGATTTAACTTCTCAAAACCTTACTATTCCTGCAGGAAGTATGTTTGCTATGGGGGGAATTGAATTAGCAGGAAGCATTACAGAAACTACTCTTGAAGCAGTAGTAGGAATTGTTGTTACTAAAATTTAATATTTAAAATATGTCATACCAGAAATTACAAACAAGCAGGGCAGTTGCAGTGATTCCATCTAATACTGATGATATACCTAGCATTTCTTCACAAAATGGAAGAGGAAATAATGGATGTGTTTTATATGTAGGGACTGGAGGAAACCTTAGAGTATTAACTGCAGGTGGAGATGACGTAACTTTTGCAGGATTTCCTAATGGAGGTTTTTTACCAGTAAATGTTGTAAGAGTTTATTTAACAGGAACTTCTGCTTCTGACATATTAGCACTTTGGTAGTATGTATATATCCATTGCAGTAGGTATAGGATCTTCAACATCCTCAGCAATTGGTGCAGGGGGAGGTGGTTCTCTGCCTCTAACTGACGCTACATTTAATCAAGCTATTACAGATATATTAGCTCAAGACCCCAATGGGGATTACGACCTAGCACCCTATGGCAAAATTCAAGATTGGAACGTTAGCCAAGTAACAGATATGTCGAGTGCATTTCAATTTAAAAGTACTTTTAATGGAGATATAAGTTCTTGGAATACGTCTAGTGTGACTAATATGTTTGCTCTTTTTGATGGAGCTAGTTCTTTTAATGGAAACATAAGTAGTTGGAATACAAGTAATGTAGCTACTATGCAGGCTATGTTTTTTAACGCATCATCTTTTAACCAACCCCTTAATAATTGGGATGTGAGTAGTGTGACTACTATGAAAGAGATGTTTTTGAATACTACCTCTTTTAACCAAGATATAAGTTCATGGAACACTGGTAATGTTAGCAATATGCAACAAATGTTTCAAAATTCTGCTTTTAATCAACCTTTAAATAATTGGGATGTTAGTAATGTAATTGCTATGGGTTTTATGTTTAGAAGTAATTCTGTTTTTAACCAACCTCTTAGCAATTGGGATGTGAGCAATGTAATTGATATGTCTTATATGTTTCAGAACGCAACTTCATTTAATAAATCTTTAAACAGTTGGGATGTAGATAATGTTACAAATATGTTTAGCATGTTTGAAGATGCTATATCATTTAACGGAAACATTACTTCTTGGGACACTGCCAACGTGAACAACATGAAAGAAATGTGGAAAGATGCAACAAGTTTTAACCAAGATTTAAGTGGATGGGATGTAAGTCTAGTTACTAATTATACTGACTTTGATACTAATACACCAAGTTGGATATTATCCAAACCACCTTTTGTAAATGCTAGTCAATTAACTGATGCAACATTTCAAACTGCAATTAATGATATACTAGCTCAAGACCCTAATGGAGACTATAATCTTTCTCCTTACGGAAAGATACAAGATTGGGATGTGAGCCTAGTAACTAATATGACTAATGCTTTTTTTAACAAAAGCTCGTTTAATGGCGATATTAGTGCTTGGGATGTGTCAAGTGTAACTTTAATGGGTAGTATGTTTAGAGGTGCAACTGTTTTTAATCAAAACTTAAATTCTTGGGATGTCAGCAGTGTAACTAATATGTTTTCTATGTTTAGGGATGCTTCTGTTTTTAATGGCAATATTACAAGTTGGAATACAAGTAGTGTTACTGTTATGGGCGATATGTTTTATTCTGCAAATGCTTTTAATCAAGATATAGGTTCTTGGGATACTGGTAGTGTAACTAGTATGACTAATATGTTTAGGAATAATTCTATTTTTAATCAAGATATAGGTTCTTGGGATACTAGTAGTGTGACTAACATGAGTAGTATGTTTTATTCTGCAAATGCTTTTAATCAAGATATAAGCTCTTGGGATACAAGTAATGTATTTACCATGCAATATATGTTTTTAGGTGCAGGTATATTCAACCAACCTCTTGACTCATGGGATGTGAGTAGTGTTTTTAACTTTGAAGCAATGTTTCAAAATGCTTATGATTTTAACCAAGATTTAAATTCATGGGATACAAGTAGTGCTACTGGTATGACTAAAATTTTTTATCGAGCATTTGATTTTAACGGAAACATTAGTTCTTGGGATGTTAGTAATATTACTGATATGTCTCAGATGTTTCGTCAAGCATTTGCGTTTAATCAAGATATAAGTTCTTGGGATGTGAGTAATGTAACTATAATGTCTCAAATGTTTTATGATGCTCGTGATTTTGACCAAGATTTAAATTCATGGGTTGTTAGTGGTGTTACTAATATGAGTCAAATGTTTTCTGGAGCAAATGATTTTAACGGAGACATAAGTGGATGGGATGTAAGTAGTGTGACTCTTATGTCTTATATGTTTCAGTTTACTATTTTCAATCAAGATATAGGGTCTTGGGATACGAGTAGTGTTACCACTATGACTAATATGTTTAATTTTGCAAATTCTTTCAATCAAGATATAGGGTCTTGGGATACGAGTAGTGTAACTAAGATGGATAGTATGTTTACTGGTACTCCTTTTAACCAAGATATAAGTGGATGGGATACGAGTAGTGTTAACACTATGTTCAATATGTTTGAGAATGCAGATTCATTTAATCAACCTATTGGTAGTTGGGATGTGAGTAGTGTTACTAGGATGAATGATATGTTTAATAAGTGTCGTGATTTTAATCAACCTTTAAATAATTGGGATGTTAGTAGTGTAACTAGTATGGGTAGAATGTTTGGGCAAACAGATTCTTTTAATCAAAACTTAAATTCTTGGGATACAAGTAGTGTTGATAATATGACTCAAATGTTTTTTGAGTCTAATTTTAATGGAGATATTTCAAATTGGGATGTGAGTAGTGTTACTAATATGGGTAGAATGTTTTCTGATTCTACTGCTTTTAACGGAGACATAAGTGGATGGGATACTGGTAGTGTTACTGATTTTAATAATATGTTTAGAAATTCTTCTTTTAACCAAGATATAAGCTCTTGGGATGTGACTAGTGCAAATACTACGTTAAGTATGTTTTTTAATGCTACTGCTTTTAACCAAGATTTAAGTTCTTGGGATACGAGTAGTATAACTAATATGGGCTTTATGTTTCAAGATGCAACATCTTATAACCAAGATTTAAGTGGATGGAGTGTGAGTAATGTGACTTACTGTACAAGCTTTGCTGATGGCACTACTTCATGGACACAACCAAAACCTAATTTTGCTGCCTGTACTCCATAGATAGGTTAATTATTTTTTACTTAACTTTGTTTGTATGAAATCAAGTATTAAAACTTACTATGTTCAAACTAATTCTTGGTTGATTGACGTTCAAATGAATTATCAATACAAACATGTTTAGTAAAATGAACTTATCGGATATAAAACTGACTATACTTAATGGTCTTGCTTTAGTTGTTTCATTTAGTAAAATAGAAGCAATACTAAAAATAATATTATTAATAATCTCTATTGTGTATACGGCACAAAGAATTTATGCTAACTATAAGGAAAATAAATGAAACACTTTAGCTACAAAGAATTTGATTCACCTGACATGCCAGGAAGTGGTAATTTAATGGATGAGAATTTTCTACAGATGCTTGATGAGGTTCGTGATAAATTTGGAAAGCCTATTGTTATAAATAGTGGGTATAGATCGCAAGAGCATAACGCAGCAGTTGGTGGTAAACCTAAGACTGAAACTTCAAAAGGTTCAAGTCATATGTATGGGTTAGCAGCAGATATAAAATGTGATAATAGTGTTGATAGATTTCATTTAATATTTTTACTACAAGAAACAGGTTTTCAAAGAATAGGAGTTGCTAAAACTTTTATTCATGTAGATTTAGATTTAGAGAAGTCTCAGCAAGTAATGTGGATGTATTAGTATGAAAAAAATATTAGATTGGTTTGGAGGTACTGTAGTCAAGGACATAATGGGTGGTCTTGATAAACTATTTACTTCTAAAGAAGAAAAAATATTAGCAGAGAATGCTATCAAACAAATTCTTATTGAAAAAGAATTGGAGCTGCAAAGAATGCAGACAGAAATAATAGTAGCCGAAGCGAAAGGGAATTGGATTCAAAGAAGTTGGAGACCAATTTTAATGTTAGCTTTTGGGTTTATAGTTATCTATGTAAAGTTTCTTGCTCCTTTGTTTGATTTAACAATACCTGAGCTTGAAAACGAGTTTTGGAATTTGCTACAAATAGGAATAGGTGGATATGTTATCGGAAGAACAGGAGAAAAAATGATGAAGTCATATTCAGATACAAAAAAATAATATTATGCCAAAAATTAGTTCATATAATACAGTTGCACCTCAAGGTGATGATAAGATAGTTATCACTCAAACAAATGGTACACCAACAGATGTAACCAAGAACATTACTGTCGATGGTTTAAAAACTTACATAGGACAAGCTGATGATATTCCTACACCCTATATGTATGTTTTAAAAAGACCATATGTTGATGCAACTACAAAAAATAACAAAGCTTTTGTTGCTATGCAAAAACCAACTGAAACAGATTGGTTAACTAAAAATCCTAGGCTTTTTATGTTTAGATATAGAAAGCAAAAAAATAAAAGAATAGATTTAGGTCCTAATTATTCGTATATAATGAAAAGGGCAAATTTTATTCATCCTTCTCATAACAATGGAGAATATCAGAGAGCTAATTTTCCAGGTAGTAATTGGGCATCAACTATCCAAACTACCAATGGTGGTGCATTATTATTTCCTATTCCAACAGAATGGGATATAAATAGTGAATTAAAGATTGCTAAGACAGGGTCATTGATAACTGACTTTGCTTCGCTAAGACCTACTACATATATTGAAGTTCCTTTTAATCCTTTAGGATTTTTGTTTGATATCCTGAATCCAACAGAAGTGACATCACTTCCTGCGACAACAACCAATCAAAACTGGGGAACACGATTTTCAGTTACAAGACCTGCTGCTAATGAAAATACAGAGAATAATCCAAATGATTATCATACCTCACAAATTATAATGAAATTTGCTATAGGTATACCAAACCCTACATGGACAAATACAAACCATGAGTTACCTTATATTTTTGGAAATTTATCAAATGCCGTAACATTAAAATATCAATATGATGGCAGTAATAATCAAGTTGTAAATAATTACACAATAGCTCAAGGGTCAACAGGTAATGCTCAAAGGTCTAGTCCTTAAAATATGCGAGGAGCTCAATTAGTATGACATCCTTGAGATGTTTACAACTAGGGTCACATCCTTGAGATGTTTCCAATTAGAGTCTCCTCTTCGCTTAGAATACCTCTGTTAATTCAGGGGTATTTTTTTTTCATTATATTTGTTATAAATTAAATCTAATTAAATGAATGATATTCGTAAGATAGCAGTTGGTCCTGATTACAAAGGAGGAGCTATGCACTATGTTGTTGGGCAAGAAATATTAAAAGGTACTTACAAAATACATCACATAAGATATGATGAAAATGTAGATGCTTTTAAAGTATGGATTGAATCTACATACAATAAAGAAATTGTTTTGTGGAAGCAGTTTATTAATATGCCTGTATCTGTCGAATATAATATTAACTTCTAATGAAATCACCTTACTTATTTATAACTACTCCTTTAGACAATAAAAGATATAACAATACAAAAAATATAGGTGGAGTAGACTTTATAACAAGCACCTCCGAGGAAAATCACAAAGCATCTAATCGTATTGCTGAGGTGGTAGCCACACCTATTGTGTATGATGGTCCTATAAAGCCAGGAGATAAACTTTTAGTTCATCACAATGTTTTTAAGTTTTACAATGACATGCAGGGTAGAAGAAAAAGTGGCAGGAGTTATTTTATGAATGATTTGTTTTTTGTTGAGCCTGATCAGTTTTATATGTATCATGATGGTAAAGAGTGGAATACTAATGGAAGGTATTGCTTTACAAAACCTGTTCCTACTGAAGATTATTATCTATATAAAAACACTAATGAAGAGCCATTGGTGGGTGAAATAAAATATAGCAATGAGTATTTACGTTCACAAAATGTAAATCCAGGAGACAAAATATGTTTTAAACCAGAAAGCGAGTATGAGTTTGAAGTGGATGGTGAAAAACTTTATCGAATGTTTGATCATCAAATAACAATTAAATTATGAAAGATAAGCCTAAAAGAAAAAAACGACCAAGAATTAAATATAATCCAAATGGCACTAGACCCACAAACTTTAAAGAAGAATATTATTCAGGCAGGAATGAGAGCCGTAGAGCAACTAATTAAAGTTGCTAAGGAAGATATAATTAAACCAGACCCTGAAGACGAGCTAGCTGCTGATAGATTAAAGAATGCTGCAGCTACAAAGAAGTTAGCTATATTTGATGCTTTTGATATACTGACTAGAATAGAGAATGAAAAAAATTTAATGGAAATCGAAGCACGAGGTCCAAGTAAACTAGACACTAAACAAGGATTTGCAGAACGAAGGTCTTCATAGTTTATACAGAGTTATAGATAACTACATACCTAAAGGTATTCTTAAAAAAAAGAATAGAAATAGGTCATGGAAATATGGCTATGATGAAAAGTATGATGTTGTTGTAATTTCTAAAACAGGTGAGGTAGGTGAGATATATGAAATTAACGGACTTAGAATTGGATTACCTAAAGCTCCAGAGTCTCTTCAAAGAGACAACAATAAGTGGGAAAGAAAAGAGCCTCCAAAGGCAATCTTAAAAATACAATCTATATTTCAATGGAATGAGCACCCTAATACTTTTAAAGCTCAATGGGTAGACTACATTGAAAATGAATTTGATAAAAGAGAGCAAGGCTATTGGTTTGTAAACAATAACAAAAGTACATATATAACTGGGTCACATTACATGTATCTTCAATGGACAAAGATTGATGTTGGTTATCCAGATTTTAGGGAAGCTAATAGAATTTTTTATATTTTTTGGGAAGCTTGTAAAGCAGACCCTCGTTGCTTTGGCATGATATATTTAAAAATCAGACGTTCAGGTTTTTCTTATATGGCATCTGAAGAGTGTGCAAATGTTGGAACAATATCTAAAAACTCTCGTATTGGAATATTATCTAAGTCTGGTTCTGATGCAAAAAAAATGTTTACAGACAAGGTTGTTCCAATTGTAAGAAACTATCCGTTCTTTTTTAAACCTGTCCAGGATGGTATGGATAAACCAAAAACTGAATTAGCTTTTAGAATACCTGCGTCAAAGATTACAAAAAAGAATATGTACAATGTTGATGATGAAGAGATGGAAGGTCTTGACACAACTATTGACTGGAAGAACACAGATGACAACTCTTATGATGGTGAAAAACTTTTACTATTAGCTCATGATGAAAGTGGTAAATGGCTAAAGCCTAATAATATATTAAATAATTATCGTGTTACCAAAACTTGTTTAAGGTTGGGTAGAAGAATAATTGGTAAATGTATGATGGGTTCAACTTCTAACTCCCTTAGTAAAGGAGGGGAAGAGTTTAAAAAACTGTATTATGACTCTAATCCACATGAAAGAAGTAATAATGGTCAAACCAAAAGTGGGTTATATTCACTTTTCATCCCTATGGAGTGGAACTTTGAAGGTTATATAGATGAGTATGGTATGCCTATGAATGATGTAATAGAGTATTGGAACAATGAAGTTGAAAGTTTAAAGAATGATCCTGACGCATTAAATGAGTTTTACAGACAATTTCCTCGAACTGAATCTCATGCGTTCAGGGATGAAAGCAAACAGTCATTGTTTAATCTTACACGTATATATCAGCAGATAGACTACAATGATTCACTTATACAAGAACACCACACAACACGTGGTTCTTTTTCCTGGAAGAATGGAATTAAAGATACTGAAGTAATATGGACTCCTAACACTAGAGGAAGATTTTTAGTAGGATGGCTTCCTAAAAAGAATATGCAAAATAGGTACAAGAAAAATAACAAGGGAGATTTTTTTCCTTTAAATGAGCATCTTGGTGCTTTTGGGTGTGATAGCTATGACATATCAGGAACTGTTGGAGGAGGTGCATCTAATGGGGCATTGCATGGAATTACAAAGTTTAATATGGATGATGCTCCTAGTAATCAGTTTTTTTTAGAGTATGTAGCAAGACCTCAAACTGCCGAAATATTTTTTGAGGAAGTATTGATGGCGTGTGTTTTTTATGGAATGCCTATATTAGTAGAGAATAATAAACCTAGGTTATTATATCATTTTAAAAATAGAGGGTATAGAAGCTTTAGTATAAATCGACCAGATAAACTTAAACACAAACTCTCTAAGACAGAAAAAGAACTTGGGGGTATACCTAACTCAAGTGAAGCAGTAAAACAAGCTCACGCAGCAGCTATTGAGTCTTATATTGAAACATATGTAGGACTAGTTAAAGAAGATGAAATGGGTTACATGCCTTTTAGTAGAACATTAGAAGATTGGGCAAAGTTTGATATTAGCAATAGAACTAAGTTTGATGCATCTATTAGTTCAGGTTTAGCAGTAATGGCTTGTCAAAGACACCTTTATCAACCTGTAAAAAAACAATCAAATATT